ATGGACGACTAGATCGTCGAGGACGTCCGACGAGGCTCGCCTAGCCGGCGTCGTCCGCACCGCATCAATACGACGCACCTCGCCCAGACTCGGCACCAGCTGCTTGATCTGCAACCAGCGCGGCGCCGCCGTCAACGTGTAATCCACCACCAGACGCACATGCTTCGCGTCCGCCGCGCGCAGCATCCGCTGCGCCGTATCCACACTCGTCGCGCCAGGCTTCGCCGCCAACACATGCGCATACCTCGTCGACGCGTACGCGCTCGCGCTCGGCGTTGCCGCGATCGGCGTACACACGCACACAAGGTCCGGCATCTCCCGATTGATCGCGTCCTCGAGCGTGCGGTACGTGTGCAGGTTCGCGACACGCCGAGCGGTCTCGCGCTCGGCCAGGCTCGGATCGTGAACACCACTGACGAAGTAGTGCGGATGCTCCAACAATCGGCTCGTGATGATCTTCCCCCAATACCCGAACCCCGTCACCACCGTCCGAATCACGACGCGCCCCACGCATTCCGACACCGCACACCAAGCGACCACTCCTGCTCGCGCGGCACCCCCGCACTCGTCAACGACGCCCACCTGTCCGCATACGTCAACGTATTCAGTCGGTGCGTCCGATCATTCTCATGCGACAAGTCGGCACTGCTGCGAATCGTCGACGAGTTGTCGTGCCCGACATGCGCATCGACCTGAATGACGGGCACGTTCAGGGCGTCGCATCGCTCCTCGTAATCGATGTCCTCCATGTACGCCGGATAGAACAACTCGCAGAACAAGCCGACACGCTCGACCACGTCACGCCCCACCCAGGTGCAACACCACGGAGGCGCACCCGCCTGCACGACACGATCCGTCGCGACATGCGCCTCGAACCTACCGAACGCGTCATCGACAAACCACGCATCCGAGTTCAGCAGCAACCAGCCAGCCGCGAACGGGTACAGCTTGATGCCGAGATTCCACGACGCTGCAACACCAAGGTTCGACGGCATCCGCAACACGCGCACCAGTGGCGCGTTGTAATTCAGACGCGACTCGGCGATCTCGTCGAGCGTGTCCCCATTGTCGATCACGAGGACCTGGTCGACCGTGGCGGGGATCGACTCGATGCACCGCTCGAGCAGGTCGTACCGGTTCAGCACCGGAATGATCACGACGCTGATCACGCCGCGGCACGCTCAAGGATCGGCCGCCAATGCTCCGCATACACGCGATCCGCGTCATACGCCGCCGCAAACTCGATCGCCTTCTTGCTCGGTCCGCGCGGCGCCGCATACGCCGCCTCCAACGCGTTGATGATCTCCGCCACATTCGGCGAGAAGAACCACGAGCCCTGATGCGGATCCCACTCCGGCTGGCCCTCAACACACCACCCGTCACCGACGAGCTCTGGCTGCGCCGTCCAATTCGACACGATCACGCGCGTCCCACACGCCTGCGCCTCCACCACCGGAATGCCAAACCCCTCACCCCGACTCGGCGCCAACAGGACATCACTCGCCGAGTACACCGCCGCCAACACCTGATCCGGAATGTCCGTCCGGTACGCGAACTGGTCGACGAACCGGATCTGGTCCGGCTTGATACTGCATCCCAACCGCAACGCCTCGAGATCGATGCCGCCATACCCGACGCTCTTGTCGGTATGCAGGTACAACACGGCATCCGGATGCTTCGACGCGAAGATGCTGAATGCCAGCATCGCCTCACCGAACGCCTTACGGACCGGCGCGTGACCCTTGTTCGCCGCGTTCATCATCACCACGAACGCGTCATCCGACACACCCATCAAGCGTCGCGGATTCACCTTCTCGGATCCGAACTCGGCGTACGTCGTCGGCCTGAATACGCGCTCAATGGCGTGCGGCGCGTACTCGCACGCCACACCCTCCTGCTCAAGCATCCGCTTCCCGAACACGCTCATCGCGATCGGCGTCACGTTGTCACGCTCACACCACGCCAACACCTGTGGCGGGCACGGCTGATGATCGATCGGCACCCACGACAAGATCCGCGGAATCGACGCCACACCCTTCGCCTGGTACACCCACACGTCGTACAGCGTCACGACGATGCTCGACTTGTCGGGATGCTGCTTCGACCAGTGGTCCGAGTAGGCGTGCAGCACATCGTCGGAGTACGGTGCGTGACCCCGCGGATAGCACCACACACCATCAATAGCCAGGCCGGCACCCTCGAGGCCGTAGTTCGTCGCGACGGAGACGGCGTGCCCGTCGGTAACCATCCGGCGCGTGACCTGCCTGGTCTGCGTCCCGTACCCCGTCCGAGCGAGCGGACTGTTACTCGACCAGGTGACGGCGAGTCGTCTTGTCGAGGATGCCGCTTCGGGTTTGTGTGCCGCTTTGCGTCGGTGAGCACGATTCACCGGCTACTCCCTCTGTTGGGTGGCGGTCCCTCTAGATCGTGCCTAGAGGGACCGCCACATCGTCTTCACGATCGAGTCGTGATCGAGTCCTACGCGCCGCCCTTGAAGTACTTGAACGCGCCGGACTGGCCGAGGTCGCCCCACACGCGGATCGTCGCGCGGAACCCGACCTCGTCGGTGTTGAAGTACGCGTCGTCCGACCGGGCGATCTCGATGCCGCCGACGGTGCGGACGTGGTACGAGCCCGCCCACCCGAAGCCGACGGACCGAGCGTTCGCCGCGACCGCGGCGACGTCCGGGTTGTCGATCACGGGGAAGCCGAGCAGGGTGTCCGGCGAGCCGACGGTCGCCGCCGGCGCGAACAGGTACGCCCCGTCGTCCGACTTCAGCTTCCGCAGCGACCCGATCGCGGTGCGACGAGCCATCCACACCGCACCCATCCGGACGTACGCCGAGTCGACCGAGTGCGCCAGGTCGATCAGGTTGTCCGCGCTGAACGCGCCCGTCGACGTGCCACCGGTCGTACCCGACCCGGCCGCCGTCATGATGCCGTTCGACTCCACGGTGCCCGTGCCGACGGTCAGCAGGTTGTTCACCTTGATGCCGAGCGCCGTCCCGAGCGAACGACCGAGGAACGCGACCAGATCGATGCCCGAGTCGGTCAGCAGCTCGCGACTCACCTTCGTGAGGACCGCGACCTTCTGCGACTTGAGCGTCAGGCTGGAGAACGTCGGGTCGAGCGGCGTGATCGCCGTCGCCTCGTTGATCGCCGTCGCCGCCGGCCGCGTCGCCTCGACGGGGACCTTGATGTCCTCGCCGGACGCCGTGTTCAGCAGCGTGACGACGCTCGGGTCCAGCATCGGACCGACCGTGATCATGTTCTCCTGGATCGTCCGGTAGAACGTCTGCGGCAGCACCGACGAGTCGTCGGTCTTGTTCAGGTCGCGGAACTCGTACGACCGGATCTCACCCGTCGCCAGGCTCCGGATCACGGACGACTCGTCGACGACGGCCGCCTCCGGCTCGTCGTCGTCCGTCCTGACCGACACGGCGTGCGCCGCCGCCTCGTCCAGGCGCCGCTCGCGCTCCTCGTCGGACCGCAGCTGCTCGATCACGCGGGCCCGCTCCTCGAGCTCGACCGTGATCTTCTCGTACTTCTCCTGCTCCAGAGCGTCCAGGTCGCGGTTCTCCGCCGCGGCCCCGTCGAGCAGCTCCTTCGCCTCGTTCCATGCGCGCTGGCGGATCTCCACCTGGCGCTTGAGGTAATCGCTCACCTCGGTCTCCCTTCAAGCGTGTGTTGGTATCCGTTGGCGCGGCTCCGCAGACCAACCATTAGCCCGCGCGGCTCCGCAGACGAGCACGCACATATTACAAACCACCCACCACGACAAACGCGCAGTTTGGTATCAGGCCGCGGCAAGCAGAAGATCAAGCTTCTTCTGCTTCAGCGCCAGCACCGACGCCGCATCCGACCCAGCATCAGCCTCAACCGTCGCCGGCTTCAGCTTCGCGATCGCCTCATCGAGCAGTGCCGCGTCCTCCTCGGACAACTCCTCGCCCTGCTCGAGCTTCGTGATCGCCTCGTTCATCCGGACCGCGTCGAGACCCGTCTTGTCCGCGAGGACGTCAAGGGTCCGCACCTGCGCCGTCGTCGCGGAGTACGCCGGGATTCCCGACACCACCGACACCTCGGCGAGTCGGACTTCGCGCAGCTCGCGCTCGGACCCGTCCTCGCTCCACGCATCACCACGCGGCGGCACGCTGAAACCAAAGCTCATGCTGTTCACGTCGCCGCGCTGCATCAGGACCGAAAGGTCGCGCGCGTACGTCGTCTCCGGCAGATCCGCCTCGACCGCCAAGCCGCGATCATCCTCCGTCAGTCGCAGCGTGCCCGCTCGACGCGAAGCCAGCACGAAATCCGTGTTGTGATTCAGGTACATCCGAATCTCGTTGCGACTCTTCAGCGACCGCGCAAACGCGCCAGGCGCGATCCGCTCACGAAACCCGCCGAGGTTCTCACTCCACGAGTTGAAGACCGCGGCGTACCCGCGGAAACTCATCCCGTCACCAGAAGCCCCATCACGCATCTCGATGTCAGAGACGTCGACGACGCGATGCTCGAACTTGGTATCCACGCCCCGAATCGTACCAATACCAATTGTCGTCATCAGGCTCACGCGACGTACGCCGACTCTGGATCGTCAGGATTGATCTGCGCGATCTGCTGCAGCTGCGTCGACGGCAACCCGGTGTGCTGAATATCCGGCAATCCGAGCGCACTCATCACACCAGCAGGATCAAACCCGCTAAAGATCAGCTTCTGCGCAATGTCAGTCTTCTTCGACACCTCGCTGAGATTCGCCGCCGCCAGATCAATGTTCGACAACGGCACGCGATACACGTCACCACCCTCAACAGGCGCCTCATCCTCAAGGCGACGCACATCATTCACGGAGTAGATGCCACTCATCAGGCCCGTCGAGTACGCCTGCATCCGCGACTGCACATCACCACGCAGCAGACCATTCAACGAGAACGCCATAAACGCGATACCAGGCAACAGCCTCGAGTACGCATCCTCGATCTTGACGAGGAACGGACGCAGGCAATGCGTCACGAAATGGATCGAGTTCATCTCGACGCTCGCGTACGACTGCGCGCCAGGCGTCGTCACACCAAGCAGCTGCGGCGGCACACGGAAGATCCGCGCAATCGTCGCGATCTCGTGCTCGCGCGACGCCAGCATCTGCGCCTGCTCCGGATCAGACCCCGTCTTCTGGAACTTCGCACCACCAAACAGGATGCCCGTCTTATGCGAACGGCCAAGGCCCTGATGCGACTGGTCAAACGACGCCTTCAGATCACCCGCCTGCTCGCGCGTCAGATTCCCCGGATACTCGATGATGCCACTCGTCACCGCACCCGACGAGAAAAACCGCGCCGCGAACACCGTCAACGCCTTCGACAGGCCGAGCTCCTCCTGGATCAGATCGATGCGACTCTTGCCACGCATCTCCCCCGGAAGCCGCATGTCACTGATGTGAATCATCTCATCGCCCGGCACGCGCTCCGAGCGCCTCTCATCGATCTTGATGACGAACTCGGGTCGACGCGTCGCCGAGTTCCGCACCACCTCGACCTTCGACGGATTCAGCACACTCAACCCGACAACGCCACGATCATCCCGCAGCACCCGCACAAACGCGTTGCCGTTCAGAAGCAGCGACACCATCACCATCTGAAAGTGATCCGTCCGCGACACGCCCGACTCGGGATAATCGAGCCACTCAGGACGCGGCCTAAACGGGCGCCGAGCCCCCTCACTGCGCACGTACGTGTCAATCGGCAGCGTCGAGATCGCATCCGAAATCAGCCGCACACACGCATACACCGTGCTGATCCGCAGACTGTTCTCCTGATTGATCTGCACGCCCGCAATCGTCGACATCGGCGGCGCAGACCCCGTCTCAAACAGCGTCTGATACGTCACCGACCGCTCCTCACCACCACGATCAAACAAGCGGCCAAGCATCAGACACCACCCCGAGCACGCTCAAACGCGACCCCGAACACGATCGCAAACGCGCCCGCGACGATCAGCGCAGCACCAACACTCATCATGCCAACGCCACCCACTACCAAAGCCGCCCCGATCACCTCGATCACGAGTACTCGCATGTGACAAACATGGTAGCGGCTCAGACTACAAAGAAGCCCGGAACGACCGGCTCCTCAGCCTGCACCACCGCGCCATACACCGCCATCACCGCCGCCACCAACGCGTCAATCCGCTGCGTCTGCCGCATCTTGCTGACCTTCCATCCTCGGTCAGTCTTGGTGGCCGCAGTGCCGAGGCAATGGGCCGCGAACTCAACGTCCGTCCCCGAGTGACAGAGCTTGCCTTCACCCATGAGCCCATAGAACGTCTGGTACGCGTCCGCCATCGACGCACTGTTCTGCGGCATCAACACCATCACCACACCCTCATCGTCCAGCATCTGCGCACTCCGCTCAAAAAACCGCGGATCGTAGAACACACCAGCAACGCTGTACGTCTCGTTCAACGCGCGCACATGATCCTCAATGTCGACCAGGTCGATACTGCGACCCGGCGTCGGCGTCCAGATCCGCGCCTCCATCACGATCCGATCATCGTCCGGACGCTGCCACGCCACCACCACCGCCGTCGAATCGTGAACGATGCCAACATCAATACCGACACTGACGCGCGCACCTTCAGGAATCGTCGCGTCCCGCTCGATCGCAGCATTCCACCACTCGCCACTGATCCACGCATTCGACCCTGCAGCCCAAACACACCCATGCAGCTGCAACACCTCAGCTGACGACAACTCGGGATTCGCCGCCTGCCGAGCCAGAAAATCCTCCGTGATCCACGACGCAGGATTCGCCAGCTTCATCGCCGCCACATCGTGCGGATCCTTCGTCGGCGCCGAGTAGTTGTACACCAGCGTCCGCGCATCAAAATTGCGACTGATCGTCAAGCCCGGATG